TTGGTTGAAGGTAAAGATCGACACACGTGCTGGTCTAGGTAAGAAGAAGTTAAGACAGTTGAAGACTGTAATCAAGGAAGCAATCGAGGAGACTAGACAATGAGTCTATTGAAGCTAATCAAGGAGAAGGGATACAAGTATGGTGACATCGTACTGTCTTCAGGTAAGACCAGTATGCACTACGTCAACTGTAAACCTGTCTCTCTTAGTAATGAAGGGATCAAATTGATCTCACAACTAATGTTACCTCATGTTGATAAGGATGCTGTAGCAGTAGCAGGAGTCACCTTAGGTGGTGATCCTCTAGCAACTGGTGTTTCTATCATGTCAGGTAAGTTAGATGCCATGCTAGTACGTAAGGATCCTAAAGGGTATGGTACTCAAGCAATGATTGAGGGACCAACTCATCCCATAGGGTCAGTAGTCACACTCCTAGAGGATGTGATTACTACTGGTGGGTCTGCTATTAAAGCAGTAAAGATCCTGCGAGAAGCAGGTTATGTTGTCAACAAAGTAGTCTGTATTGTTGACCGTGGTGAATCAGATAAGATCTTTGAGGAGAACAAGGTAGAGTTGTGTAGCATCTATACTCTCGATGATCTCCTGTAGAATCTATACTGACATACATTATGCCAGCACCAATGCTAAGCTGTTGCTTCAAGCAAAGGAGATAGGTCGTGAGAATTTCTGGATAGCACCTGGATCTCAACCATGTAACATGGTGGAGGATTATATCCAACAGTACTATAAGAAGTTCTTTACTGGTCCTTACAAAGGCATAGAGTACTGGGTATACATTCCACCAGAAGGAAATACTATAGATGGGTTCCACTTTGACAAGGATGAAAATGATCCACAGCTTACACACCCTGATTGGATAACATGTATCAATCTAACCTATGATACATGTGCTACCTGCGTCAGTGACATGGAGTATGGTGACATCAAACCTAAAGAGGTACTCTATACCTATGGAGATGAAGGGAAGACAGTTATATGGCCAGGAGACTATGCGTGGTCAGACATGGCAGGTACTGGTGAAGAGGTCAGGATATACCTAAACATCTGGAAGGAACGTAGACCTGTAGGGTTACATAGGTCTAAGGTCATTGATTGGGAACCGATAGAGTGGAACATGCTCAAGAAACAGACACCTATAGAGTATCAAGGTGAATACTTTACACACACTCATATGTGTGGTGATACATTTGATACATTCATCCTTCGGGAGCCAGTAAATACGTCAGCAGGTCAGTCATACCTTGTGCCAGAAGCGATTCCGTCCACTAGGAGTTGACAACCGAACATCATCCGTGTTATAAATAAACATGAACTGGCACACACAACAGTGTGACAGTTGTAATACAACTTAATACAAAGGACTCGAAAGATCGTAACCCTGTGTAGAATGTTAAAAAGACTCCCATGTCGGGGAGGTCTAACATCCGTAGGGTCTTTTTTTATCCTTACGAGACAATAAGAACTAAAATGTCAATCAGAACAACAATCGCTGCCCTTGCAGCTTCCCCTCTACTAATCTCAGGAGCCGCTTTTGCTGGTCCTTACGTGAACGTAGAAACCAATGCGAATCTAACTGGTTCAAATTATACAGATGCTACTACCGATATCCATATTGGATACGAAGGTACAGCTGGAGAACTTGGATACTATGTTCAAGCTGGTCCTGCTGTTAAGGCAACTGATGGTGTAGATGGTACAGATACACAATTCTCAGGAAAGGGTGGCGTATCTTTCGCTGCTACTGAGTCTCTTGGACTTTATGGCGAAGTTTCATTCGCTACTGCTAAGGGCGACGTAGACAACGGATACGGTGCTAAATTGGGTGCTAAGTGGGCATTCTGATCACAAATGTGATATAATTAGAAGGGAGTCTACGGACTCCCTTTTTTCATGCCTTACTGCTATGAAGTTTGAAGATTACTACAAGGAATTCTGTGAAGTCTTTGGACATCCTCTATGGATGATACCCATGATGACCATTGGTATCTTTCTAATGATAGAGGTACTACATACTAATGAGCATTACAATCAGGAAACTGGTGATGCCCACGGTTACTGTGGACGTAAGGAATGGGTGAAGAAACTACAAGGGGATCAATGGTAGAAATTACAGAGAAAGAACTCAAGCTCAATGAGAAAGAGTATATGGATAGAGTTGAAAAGGGGGAACCCATTCTCTTGAAGTATAAAGATGGACGCAAGATGCTGATGGTTCCACAGGATCCATCTCTTATGCAAGGCATCTGTGATATCTAAATACTATGGAAGATATAAACTAGACGATGACTTGGAAGGTACACATAGTTGTTGACACCCACAGTGCTGCTGAATTGGCTAGTGGTACCACAACACTTAAAACATTTGCGACTGGATTCCCAGGTATAACACCTACAGTACACGATACTTGTCGTACTGGTGAGCAGACAGCATTCTTAAAGCAGTGGTGTATTGACAACGGTGCTGTATACTCACGTCATATGGGTGCCTTTAAGAAGATGGAGATCATCTACGAAGAGATACTCCGTCGCTCTACACTACCTACAGTCATAGCATCAGGTGATCTTGTCTTCTACGAGGACATGAGAAACATTGAAGTCGGTAAAGACTTTAAAGGATGGTTAGAACCACCTTCAGAGGGTAAGAAGAGCTTAGCATTCCCAAATCATAGGGTTGTCAAAGAGAGTGGGTATAATATTTCACTACTCTACCTAAAGAATCCTCAAACAGTACAGCAACAGATCTTGAAGTTAAATGCTGAGTGGGAAGATCAAACCATCTGGCAGTCAGTATACGTTGTTAAGGATGGAGTCATCTATGAGCAACCAAGAGGACTGACTTATGAGATGTGGAAAAACTCATCTAGTTCATTTTCCACCGATGATTTAAATAAATATGAACTATTGAAGGGTGGTGGACATTACACCAAGATACAAAAAGAATTAAACGATAGAGGTGAGACAAGCCTAGCCGCTACTCACATGACGTATATAAATGCTGCGATAGCAGAGGATTGGCCTACCTGTAAAGGAGCCAGAGCCGCAATGTATTGACATTAAATTCATTGTGTGCTAGCATAGACCCATCATAGCACTAGCAATGACTGAAGAAACAATCAGGAAAATTTTACCACAACTTTGTTATACAAAGGAGCAGGTAGATTTGTTGATTCGGCAAGCAGTTGAGGAAGCACGTGCTATTGATGAAGCATCCATGCGTAAGCATAATCGTGATGCTACTGTCATATCAATGATCTTAGGATTCATATGCCTTGCTCTATTTTTAGACGGGTTGCTTAGAATACTTGGTATTGTCCCACCCTTTATGGATTTGGATGTCAACGTTATAGATGACATCATAGAAAAAGTAGAGAGTGAAGTTATACCTCTTGTACAACAGGCTAAGGGTTTTGTCCCTAGGATATGATTGTCGTCAACGGAGAGAACCTTAGAATATTTTCGATCATGGTATTATCTGTGATATGGTTCTATCTACTGACTGATTACTTAGCAAGTGAAAGTTTAGATGATGAAGACTAAAAAGAAATTAAGACATCAAGTTAAGAGTAGGTTCTACTATCTTTTCTGGGGAGCTGCTACGATATCAGTATTTGCTGGTCAATTCTACGTTGGCACAGGATACCGTCGTATGTCAGACTCTATTGACAACCTTCTAAGAAAAGATATAATTATTGAGGTTGATCCTAGGATCCCAGACATTTATCCAGACTATCGACACAATCAAGCGCATGAAAGACTGGTCCGATGAGACTCAAAAGCTCAGACAAAACGTCCTTAGGATACTATTGAACTCGTACCCTTCGGACTCACCCAAGAATGTTTACGACTGTGCTGACGAGTGGTCAGCTAAGCATAAAATTACTGCGGGTGTCAAAAAACATTATGAGACCTACTACAGGCGAAAATGACTTTTTGTTTTCAAAAAATCGGGAAAAAAAAGTCGGGATATTTTTTGGCCCAGAGGTCGAGCCCATATATAAGTTACTTGAATTAAGAAAATGCAAAAAATTGTAAATGTACTTGCTATTGCGTCTAGCGTTGTATCTCTTGCCGTTGTTGGCAGTGGGTTATATGTATTTGTCAATCGCGCATCCATCGTTGATGGTGTTAAATCACAGGTTATGGAAGCAGTTGTTGGAGCATTACCATCAGTTGTGGGAGGTGCTATACCTGACGTGACTGGTCCTGCTCTACCTGGCAAACCATCTCCTTCTGCTGGAATAGGAATTCCTAAATAAGCCAGTTACACTGGTATTATGGCTGAGGAAGTAAAAGAAGAGAAGAAGGCACCGAAAGGTGTCTTTGGTAAATTAAAAGATAAGCTCGTTCCCGACCAGGAGGAACAGGCAGCAATCGTCTCAACTTTTGTGCGATTGGGCGTATTAGTGTGGTCTGGCGGGATATTGACTCTTAATTATGTGTCAATTCCAGGTGTACCGCAACAAAAAATAGATCCGACTTTTATAGCCTCAGTTTTTACAGGAGTTTTAGCTAGCTTCGGAATTCAGACGGCTTCTAAGAAAGGAGACGGTACTATGAAGATGAATGGCAACGGCAACGGTGCTAACGGTGCCGTTACTAAAGCAGAGATGGAACAACTGGTAGCAAAGGCATCAGCTAATGCTGGACCTGTCCAGACTATTAGAGTTGAGCAAGCACCATTGAAGATAACAACAGATACTGAACCTTATAAAATGTAATGGGATTAGCGAAAGAGATTAAGCTTGGGACTAAGAAGTCCCATTCTGCTGCTGAGAATACGGGGTTCGTTAAGAACTTCCTGGCAGGTGTAGTTAGTGAGGACAGTTACAAGAAACTTGTAGCTGACTTTTATTTTGTTTATAGAGCACTAGAGGAACAGTGTGACAAGTACAGGGATGACCCTGCTCTTGCTCCTATTCTCTCAGAATCTCTTAAGCGTACTAATTCTTTGGAAAGAGACCTTAGACACTTCTATGGTCCTATGTGGAGAAATTTAGTAGAACCAACTGAGTCATGTCAGAAGTACGTCAACCGTATACGTGAGGTACCTGCTATGCTATTAGTAGGACACCATTATACACGTTACCTAGGAGATCTTTCTGGTGGTCAGATCCTATGTGACATAGCATCAAAGGCACTCAAACTTAAGGATGAGGGTCTTAGGTTCTATGAGTTTGAACAGATACCAGACGCAAAGAAATTTAAAGACGAGTATCGTGCTGCTTTAGATGGGTTACCCTTGAATAGCGACGAGAAAAACCTTGTAATCGATGAAGCCAACTACGCTTTCAAGTTGAACATGTATATGTTTGATGAGATAGAAGGCAATGCTGCTGGTGGGTTCTTTAAGTACATTTTGGGTAGGATTCTACCTAACAGAGGGTAAAGTACCTATTGTCCTGGAAACTAAATAATAATAGAATTGGGGAGAGCAATGACCTGAAAGTTTCATTGTTATGACGGTTTAATTTCGGAGAGTGTCTATGCACAAACTAATGTCCTCAAATCAATTAGGTTCTTGGAACATAA